CCTGAATATTGTCTTCTGGAGCAACACTGTTTCTTGGAATTACCTGAACCTTTTGAGGGTCCGTTTGCTCTCCCCTATATTGTAACTATCGAGGAGCAGTCGGGTACAGTTCTTTCTATTCGCCGCAATTGGCATGAAGGGGACGAACTCTACAAGAAGATAAATCATTTTGTACACTATAAGTTTGTTCCGGGCTTCGGATTCTATGGTCTCGGCTATATCCACTTCCTTGGTAACCTGACTATGACGGCTACGGCGGCTATGCGTTCCTTGGTGGATGCAGGACAGTTCGCCAATCTTCCTGGAGGTTTCAAAGCCAGAGGTGTTCGTATAGTTGGGGATAATGATCCTATCGGTCCTGGAGAATTTAAAGAGGTCGAGGCTACAGGTATGGATCTTAATAAATCCATCATAGCCCTACCCTACAAGGAGCCGTCGCAAACTCTCTATAATATGCTTCAGTATGTGGCGGGAGAAGGTCAAAGGTTTGCTGACACCACAGATCAAGTTGTTAATGATTCTACAAATTATGGTCCTGTCGGCACAACTCTTGCTCTCCTGGAAGCGTCAGCCAAGTTCTTCTCTGCTGTACACAAACGTCTCCATAAATCACAGAGAGACGAGTTCCGCATCCTAGCAGGTATCAACTACGATTATCTGCCTGACAGGTACCCGTATGAGATAGCTGGCGGCGCTATGGTCATTATGCGTAATGATTTCGATGGACGCATAGATGTCTTACCTGTCTCAGATCCTAATATTCCTTCTAATGCCCACAGATTCGCCTTGTCGCAGATGGTTCTTCAATTGGCGTCTCAGGCTCCCCCTGGCGTATATGACATGCGGGAGGTACACAGGCGTCTCTTGGCGGCGGCAAATATTAATAATATTGATCAAATCATGCCACCCAAGAAACAGGCTGTTCCTCAGAGTCCGATGGCTGACATTATATCTGTCTCTCAAGGAATGCCTATCAAAGCTTTCCCAGGACAGAACCATGATGCTCATATACAATTCAAGGGAGCTTTTCTTTCTGATCCTGCCCAACAACGGAATCCTCAAATGAAAGTTATTGGCCCTCTCTTACAGGCTAATATTTCTGAGCATATGCTTCTCAAGTATCAGGAAAATATCGGGGCTGTTATGCAACAACAGGGTCCGGTAGATGCAGGTCAACAAGAATTTGCTATGGCTCAAGCTGCACAACAACTAGCGCAAATGCAACAGATGGCAGCACAAGGAGCACAGCAAGGTAGCTTGGAACAGCAGTCTCTTGATATACAGAAGATGAAGGTTCAGTTGGAACAACAAGAAATCCAGCAAGAAGCGGTAGAAAAAGCTGCTGACATGATGTTGCGTCAGAAGGATCTTGAGCTAAGAGAGCGTAAACTGCAAGTCGATGCTGTGAAATCTCAGGTAGAGATAGATGTTAAAGCTAATAAGGATGAGGAAGAACGGCAATCCAAACTCTTTATAGAGCTTCTTAAACTTATGGCAAAGGCAAAAGAAAGAGAAGCTACAATTCCTATGGACAACATTGTAGTAGAGCATTTCCCTATTTTATTTGAGTCGGCAGATGGTCAGGCTGTAACCGAATGCTTTGATCAAGGAGGGATGGTTCGTTTTGCGGAAGGTAGTAATGGCAGTATTTTAAGTGCTATACATGACACCTTAAAAAGTTTTGGTGAAGATATCGGTAGAGGCATAGGCGTTCTTCCTGAAGAGGTTATTCTAGAAGAAGTAACAAAGCTTTCTAATGGTGGTTCTCCTGCATCTGTTCCCCTTCCTGCATCCCCAAAACCTAAATGGGAAGATATGCACATAGGTCAGGTTGATATTGCTGCCAGAAAAAGAGCAGGTAATTTACTTGATGAATGGGAAGGAACTCAAAATACTTTACATGTAGATTCAAAAGGGTTACCTACTTTAGGTATTGGGCATCTTGTAACTGATGATACCAATGAGCTACTTAGAGATTTAGGTGTTCCTGAAGATGTCATTACTAGATTGACAGAGGGTTTAGCTACTATAGCAAAAACTGAAAAAGGTAAAAAGGTAAAAGATATTGATATAGGGTTAAGCGATGAGCACCGAGATGCTTTAAGAGATTACCACATAGCCGAGAAACGAGAAGTTCTAACTGGACTACTTCCTGATTTTAATCATTTTCCTGCTGAATTACAAGCTCAACTAATTCAGTCTGCTTATAGGGGAGGCATAACTGCGTCTGAGAACACGAGAGACCTTATTAATGAAGGTAAATGGAAAGAAGCTGCGGATGAGTTTTTGAGACATAAGGAATATCTAGGCTATAAAGAAGATAAAGTAGATAATAGTATTACAAAACGAATGGAAGCTTTATCTAACGAGTTGCGTAAAATGGCTAAATTGAATAGAGGAAGGGGAAAGGCTGATGGCTATACCTAGAGGACGTTGTGCAGGTATGTCTGATAAGGAGAAGAAGGCGTACAAGCAAGGCTGGAAAGACCGTGAAAATGAAAGGCTTTCGGCAGAGACGGGCAAGATAAGTTCTAAGGATTTCAAGGGTACCAAGAAGCAGAAGCAAGCTAAGAGGCGGAAGGAATCTCAAGCGTCTCGTAAAGCCGCCAGTTCCAAGAAGGAAGGTCGTAGTCCTGTTTACGGCTTGAAGCGTAAGTCGTGATAGGGCATTTACTGTTCACTTATGTCATGCCTATTTCCAGATCAGATATTCCCAAGGAGATCTCCATGAAGAAAGGTGGTTGGATAAAGAAGGCCACCAAGAATAAGGGAGCACTCCGTAAGGCTACAAATACTCCTAAGGGAAAGAATATTCCTAAGAGCACCCTGAAAGAACTAGCCAAGCAGAAAGGCAAGAGAGGTGCTCAAGCCAGACTTGCTATCACCCTGGGAAATCTTAGAAAGAAAAAGAAGAAGAAGAAAGCCTGATGCCCTGGGATGTAAGAAAGAGGGGAAATAAGTATCAGGTTGTCAAGAAAGACGGCAAAGTTGTCGGCACTCACTCAACAAAAGCTAAAGCTCAAAGACAGCAAGCAGCTTTGTATAGTAGTGAGAAAAAAGGTAAAATGTCTCGCAGGAGGAAAGTTTAATGGTTATGAGAGCTAAAGAGATCAAGGGTGCCTCTAATTCGGTACGCAAACACACGAAGGTCCAGAACTTGAGTCAGATTCCGATAGATCGTTGGCAGGAGCGTTCCCGTGACGGTAATATTGGTGATTGGCCTGACTGGTCTTATCGGCATCAGCGTAAGAAGAATTACAGCAACCATGACCCTTTTAAGAAAAGTCCTTATAGCGGCGCATGATTGAAGCTATTATAAGGGAACTTCAGAGGGAAAGGGACCGTCTGAAGGAAGTTCTTGCTTCGGGAAACATTGACGACCATCTCCAATACAAGTATATTGTGGGTTCTATCGCTTCTTTAGAGTGGACTGTAAACCGCATTAAAGAGATAGAGGTTCGTTTAATGACAGAGGACGAAGAGGAGGACTTTTAATGTTGCAACCGCACATGGGAAATGCCCTGCCTAATGATGAGTGGGTAACTGATGAAGAGACGGCTGATCCTACTTTAGAGCTAGATCTTTCAGGTTATCACATAATGGTGCGTCCCGTACCCATCAGACAGCAGACTAAGGGTGGTATCATTCTACCTGACAAACTAAAAGACGATATTCAGTATCTGTCTACTGTGGGGCGTGTTCTTCGTATAGGAGATCTTGCTTATCACGACAAAGACAAGTTTCCGAAGGGGCCGTGGTGCAAGGAAGGCGATTATGTTTGCTATGGTAAACATACGGGAACCAAGTTTTTGTATAAGGGTATCCGTCTAGTTATAATGTATGATGATCAAATAATTATGCGTATCGAAGATCCAAAAAATCTCGATCCGATGTATAGTTACGCAGGATAATCATGGCTGATACAAGCAACTTAGGAATTACTAAACCTACTCCCGGTGGCGATGCGGGTACTTGGGGTGCTACGCTAAACACAGGGGCCGACAATTTTGACACGGCTGTTGCGGGTACCCTAAGTAAATCAGTTGCTGGTTCTGCTAATGTATCTCTTACAGACGCTGAAGCTCTCAATGCCAATCACATATACACAGGGGAACTGACAGGAAATATTGCTGTTCATGTTCCTATCAAGTCTCGTCGGTATCAAGTCTTCAATAATACTACTGGAAGCTTTACCTTAAAGGTTAAGACTTCTTCAGAAACTAATGGCACTCTTGTAGGTCAAGGAGAAACCCTTGTCTTAATGTGTGATGGAACTTCTGTAATTAGTGGTGTTACTGGGGCGGCAGCTACATCTGTCAGTGATTTTACGACAAACAATTTAAAGGTTCTCACTTGTGCTTCTGCAACTAATCTTGTCGCCGCCACAGGTTCCTTTACTACTAAGGTTTCGGGCGTTGCGGCTGAGTTTTCAGGTAATGTAAGCGCAGCAGAGTTTTATGGCGGCGGCGGAAATCTAACAGGAATTTCTTCCCCGACTTCTGTAGCATCGTTTACTGTAAATGAATTGGGTGTAGTAACTGATTTAGGAGTAGGTACTGCTTCATCAAATCCAGATACTATTTTTCATGTCGAAGGTTCAAGTTTTATTTCAGCTAAACTGGAAACTACCGGAACTAGTAAGCAAGTTGACCTTACCTTGGATTCGCCTACAGGCTCAGCAACCAACGCTATATACTTTAACATAGGTGCTTCTACTCGTTCTGCGATAATGTACCAGGAATCTTCCGATCATTTTGATTTTAGGCATAATGGTGGTGGTCTTAGTAACAGCTATATGAAGTTTACTGATACTGAAGTAGTTTTTAATGACGGATCAGCAGACCTAGATTTTAGAGTTGAAACTGACGGCAATGATAAAATGATTTATGCCAAGGGTAACACCAATTCGGTTGGCATAGGGTGTGATCCTGCAACAACAGAAATTTTAAAAGCGGGGACAGATTCAGGGGCAGATGGAACTCAATATGATATCTTGAAATTTCAAGGATCTGGGTCTGGCCCTATAGCATGTGTTTTTAAAGATGATATTGGTACATCTTCTACAACAATAATGACTGTTAATGTTGCTGGTGTTGGAGGAGGTATGGCCTTTATTTCAGGAGGTACTGATCCTCACACTTTTACTGAAATGGTAGTTTGGGCAAATCAAGGGGGTGTTTCGGTCTTTGGCTCTTGCACTAAAAATAGTCCTCCTGCTAGAACTTATTCAGTATCAGGTAATTCTTTACAATTGGCTTATGCTTCAGGAACTCATGCTGCGGCTGTCTGGGCTATTTGTATGAGATCAAATTAAAGGAGAATTTCATGTCTCACATTTACGAAAATATTAATCCGGATGGGTCTACGAGTAATCTTGAAGTTACAGTAGACGGAACAGTTACTATATATAAAGTGGCTCAAAGAGGCTTGCGATTTACACAAGAACCTTCGGTAGAGTACATAAGTGCTTCTTATCAATACGGTAATCTTCAAAATTATGGTGTAGGTAGTCCCGAATCATTTGTAGAAGTTTATGCTACTAGGGCAAGAATTCCTTGTGATGATTTAGGTTCTGGGGGTGTCTATAGCAATCAAGATGTAGATAGTTGGATGAACACCAATGGGTATAAGCCTCTATGACAAAGATAGATGTTAAAGATAAGGACATAATAGAAGCCCTTAAACATCGTATAAATAAACTTGATTCAGAATTGCTGGAAGCTCTAACCCTGGTAAACTCCTTGAAGAGGCATATTAACCACAAAGAATCTTTGGATAAGAACGAAGAGTAAGTTAAATTAAGTCGGTCCTAGCGTAATCGAGATTCGCAACCTACGGAGATACTGATGGTAGACGATAAGGAAGTAGAAGTAGAAGTTCAACAGGAAGAGGTGGACTATGAAATTGAAGAAGCTCCTCCTCCTTCCGAAGAGCAAAAAGAGCTTGAGGGCATAGAAACAAAAGGTGCTCAAAAGCGTATCCGACAACTTGTAAAGCAGAGAAAAGAACGCGAAGAGCAGCTAAATATGGCTCTTGGCAAAATTGCTCAACTTGAAGAGCAGTTAGATTTTTCTGCCGTACAGACAAACAATTCTGAGATAGCTTCTATAGCATCAGAAGAGAAACAGTTATCTGATAAAATTTCTCTTTCTAAGCAAGGTTTTGCTGATGCTCTGGAACAAGGTGATAATGAAAAAATTGTCGCCGCCCAAGAGGCTATGGTAGATGCACAATCTGAGTTAAAGTTGTTGCAGGTCAGAAAGAATTACTTAGAGGCCCAACCTAAAGAAGTTCCTCAACGGCAACCGATGCAAGTTCCACCGCAAGAGAATTTCGATCCTCTGGCGATGGAGTGGGCGCAAAGGAACGAGTGGTTTGGTCAAGATTCAATAGCAACCGCAGCAGCCTTAGCTATTGATCAGAAATTGAAGAATGAGGGAAAAGATCCTTCTTCTGAGAGTTTTTATGCGGAAGTAGACCGGGAATTAGCACGGGAGCTTCCACACAAGTTCGGCAAGCAGGAGCCGAGAAAACCTGCTCAAGTGGTCGCTGGGCAATCGCGCACACCAGCTTCCGGCAAGAAGGTCCGATTGTCACAAAAAGACGTGGCGTTGGCTCAGAAATGGGGAATACCACTTGAACAAATGGCTACCGAAAAAGCCAAGATAGATATCGCTGACGGCGATTATACTCCAATCGGTTAAGCGCGGAGGGTTACTGGAAATGTCAAGTACTATGAGTGCAAGAGAGACGCAAACAAGAGAGAAACGTCAGAGGCCAGTCTATGAGGAATACAATCCTCTAAAAATTCCTGACTCTGTGAAGAATTCTTTTGATTCCCAAAACCAAGAACTCATGTGGGCTAGATACATGATTAAGGGTGAAGAGGATTGGATGAATCTTCGTAAGAAGGAGGAATTCGGGTGGGTACCCGTTAGCCGAGACGAGGCTCCAGAAATTGCGGCTCCAATTGGAAGCATGGCTACAATGGACGAGCGGTTCAGAGATTGTATAGTTCGGGGTGATCTCATTCTAATGAAATGTCCTCGTGAATTAGTGGAAGCTCGTAAAGAACATTTTGAGAGGAAAGCTGCGGAGCAAATGGATGCTGTTAACCAGCAACTGATGCACAACAACGATCCTCGTATGCCAGTAACTAATTCATCTCGTTCACAAGTAATTAGAGGCCGACCATCTTTTGATGAGTAGCCTCTTGTAACCATAGAGGAGGTTGATGGTATGTCAAGTACCAAGAAACTTTCCGGCTTACATCCTTCGCGTATACGAGGTGCTGGTGCTAACACGGCAGGTTTCAATAGGTATCCTATTGCGAATGCTCGTTCTGGTGCTATTTTCCTCGGTGATATTGTGAAGACTACGGCTGGAACCGTGGCTCCAATTGCCGCCACAACCGACCTTGCTATTGGTGTGTTTATGGGTTGTCATTATGTTGACCCCACCACTAAACAACCAGTATGGTCGAAACACTATCCAAGTGCAACTTCTTCAGCAGACGGAAATGTCTATGCGTTTGTAAACGATGATCCTTCCAGTACTTACATTGTACAGGCGGATGCTTCGGTTACGGCGATGGATATGAATTCCTTCAACTTTTCGGTGACTCTGGGTTCAGGCTCGACGGTTACTGGCATTTCTGGTTTTGGCCTTGAGGTCGGAACTCGGACTTCTGCTAGTGCTATGTTGAGGCCGATCCGCTTCTATGACTCGCCGGATAATGAGAGCACAGCAGACCGTGCTTTCCCAGAGTTGGAAGTTCGTATCGTACAACATGTAGACGCTTTCGTGTGTACAGGGCCGTAAGGAGGGTATAAACAATGGCTATTAATCGCGCAGATATTGCGAAAGAGCTACTTCCCGGCCTTAATGCTGTCTTCGGACTTGAGTACGGATCTGTCGATAATGAACATGAACCTTTGTACACTATCGAAAATTCAGACCGTGCCTTCGAGGAGGAAGTGCTCTTCACTGGTTTTGCTACTGCCCCAACTAAGACTGAGGGCGCAGCAGTTCAATACGATTCCGCACAGGAAAACTACACGGCTCGCTACACGGCTGAGACTGTGGCTTTAGCTTTTGCCATTACGGAAGAAGCTATGGAGGACAATCTTTATGATACGTTCTCCAAGGTCAAGTCACGTTCTCTCGCTCGTGCTATGGCGAACACGAAGCAGACCAAAGCGGCTAACGTATTTAACAATGCGTTTTCCACGTCTTATACGGGCGGCGATGGTCAACCGCTAATCTCGGATTCGCATCCCACGATTAGTGATGGTAGCCAAGACAATGATCTTGATACCGTTGACTTGAGTGAAACTAATCTTGAAACCGCTCTTATAGCGATCCAGAAAACAAAGGATGATCGCGGTATTCTTATTGGTGCGTCGGCAGTATGCTTGCATATTGACCCCACCAATCAGTTTAACGCAGAACGCATCCTCAATTCTCCAGGTCGTTCTGGTTCAGCGAACAACGACATCAATGCCATTAACAACATGGGCTTGATTCCAGATGGGTATTATGTGAACCGTAGGTTTACGGACACTAATGCTTTCTTTATCAAGACTGATGTTCCAAATGGCACCAAGATGTTCGTCCGTGCTCCTTTGCAAACGAAGATGGAGCCTGATTTCGATACAGGTAACATGCGTTTCAAAGCTCGTGAGCGTTACAGCTTCGGCTGGAGCGACTGGCGGGGTTGGTACGGTTCGCAAGGATCTAGCTAAAAGTTTGAGGAGGGGTTGGTTACGGCTAATCCCTCCTCTATACTTTTAAGAAATTTGGAGTTTTGCTATGGCCTCTGGAGCTATATTTTGCGCTAATGTGTCAACGGCTGTAACTGTTGTAGACAGGCGCTCTCGTATTAAAAGTTTCATTATGTACAATCCGGGCGCTTCCGATGGGGAATTTACCTTGCGTGATGGGGGGCCTACAGGCACTACCGTTATTAAGGTTAATGTAAAAGCTGGTGACACAGTAGATCATTTTATTCACGATATGGGTGTATACTGTTCTACTGACATTCATTGCTCCATTCCCACTTCTGGAGGT